AAAACCAGTTGCAGGTGATACACCTATACCTAAACCAGTACCATTAAATCTAGCAATCTCTGAACCTGCAATAGTAATACCTATATTTTCATCATCAGGCATATAAAAACCTTCAGAAGTATTACCATCAAAAGATAATGCAGGAGCTGAAGCAGTTCCTACATTAAAAAACATTTGACTGGTGGTCAGTTTTATTGGTAAATCATTGCCTGCACCATCAGTAATTCTTTTTGCTGATGTGCCTATTGCTAATGAATCGGTTGATTTTAGTAATCCTAAATACGAGGATGCGATAGTATTTCCAGTAAGTGCTGTACCCATAAGATTATTTTATTTACAAATATACTATTTTTTCATTTTCATTATATGCTTGTTATGATGTTCACGATGACAATTTGAACATAGCACCTCACATTTGCTCATAATCTCTGTTAAAATACTATCAACTTTACCATCATAAAAACTTTTATGTGATAAATTTCTTATTGCTCTTGCAATAGCAAATTTTTTTCTTTTTGTGTGATGAAAGTCTAACGCTGCAAAATTTTTATTATATCCGCACCTTACACATGCAATATCAATAAACTCGCTTAATTTATATATAAATTGTTGTTTCCAATGTCTATGGTTTTTTTCTCTTTGCTTGTTTCTGCAATCCCTACAATTTATCTCTGGTTTTTTATTAGCTCTTTTGTAATATCTTGATAACAGTTTATATTTCTTACATTTAGCACATACTTTACCTTCCTTGTCCTCTATATTTTGTGCCACTATAATACTTACCGTTTTTATTACTTGTATTTCTGTTTTTACTGTGTATTCCTTTCCTTTTTTTCTTTGCTTTTTTTTCGTATGCTTTTGGATAAAATCTTTTAGCCATTACTTTTTTGAATACTTTTCTAGACCTCGTGAACCAAAGTATGCACCAATAACAGTAATCAAAACGATTTGTAATAAATCAACCCAGCTTTCTTTGACTTCAAAAGATATTTTTCCAGCATCTATAAATACAAGCAATATTGTTGATATAACTAGAATTAAAAGAACCAATGGCCTTATGTTTTTAGATAACCAACTATCTGACGTGCTATCATATTTCCATCTTTCTGTAGTATTTTTTTGCATCTCAATCTCAAAAGATTGAAAAAGTTGTTGAATCTCTTGATTTGCTTTGTGTTTTTCTTCTTTAGTCTGTACAAATCTATCTACAATATTTGCAATACCACTTGCAGTTTCTCCAAAAAGTTTTGATAATATTTTGTTCATTTTTTATCGTTAGTCCATATATAGATAAGAAAAGCACTATACATAAATGCAATAAGAAGAACAGTTCCCAATAAAAATACATCCATTACAAGTCATCTATTAAGTCAATTAATTTATGTTCAATCCTTAAAAATATCTCTATTCTTTGTACCCCTTCCCATTCTTTTAATCCATCTGCAACATCCATCAATGTATTTATCTTAGATATTGTTTGCGTAGTTTTAAGCTGTTTGTTAACATCAGCTTCTGATAAAGATATATCACTTAATAATTTCATTTAGCTTTGAATAAAAATTGTAAATACAAAAATTAAAAATAATAATACGATAGCAAATTTTGTTCTTGGATTCATTTTTTATACACCTTATCTTCTAAACTGTTTAATCTTCTATTAGTTTGTTCTTCGTATTTTTCTAATTCTTTAATAAGATAATCAATTTTTTGATTGATAACCTTTGTGTCATCTTGTTCAATTTTATATTCTGGTAATGTTTTAGCAACCTCTATCTCTGCAGTTAATTGTGAATATGTCATTGTAAGTGATATGATACCACCTACCAATAACCCAATAAATTTTATATCAAGCTTGATATCGCTTCTACCATCTCCATCTACGTCTATTGCGACTTTCTTATTTGTTATATCATCCATGTTTTTATTTTTAAGAACTTTCATCAAAATTAATTATTTTAATTGATAGATGTTTTTGAGAATCTAAAATATCAGCAATAATTGGATAAATTCTTTTATAACAATCTGTAGATTGTCCTAAAAATGGCTCTTTGTCAATATTTTGCGATATAACATTTCCAACAAGCAAACAACCATGTGTATGGCTAGTATCGTTACCGCAATGCACAAGAATATGAGTAAAATTAGGAACATCGAGAATGTGTAGCATGCCTCTATGAATGCCCTCAAAACGCTTTTTATATTTATTATGATGACCTCCCTCTTTTCTGTATTCAATTTTATATGTGCCTTTAGGAATGCGAGTTTCTCCATATACCTTGACCTCTCTTTTTTCATCTTCAAGAGTAAAGCATAAAAAATCTTTTTTGTTTGTTTCATCATTTATTAAAAATAATAAACCTAATGTACTATCTTTTTTTGAACTATATCTATATAATTCTAACCTCATGAAGTTTGCTCTAATTTGATTGATAATGATATAATGCCTCTATAATAAGTATTATCTGGTTCATCTTCTGTTAGGTAGGTTATGCCTTCGTTTACTTGAGAATAAACATTAAAATTGTCAGATGTTAAATTTAATAAACCACTTTTTAAAATTACCAATTGTGATATTGAGTTTATGATTTGATTTGCTTGTAACTGTCCACCATCTCCAGATGCAAACCTTGTAACCACCTCAATTCTAGTTGATACATCAGCAATATAATTTGTTCTATTATCTTCTATTTGATTTGTACTAACAGAATAAATTATTATATACGGAAAACTTGTATCATCTGGTACTGTATTATAAACTGGAACATTAGAACCATCATACGTTATATTACCATTCAATACATTAAATAATCCTCGTCTTACAAAGTGTGCAGGTTCTTTCATTTGGTTGTGTTTTTAATTTCTCTTTTTATAAATGTATTTAAATCTTTTAATGAATCTTTAAATGCAGGATATAGAAATGGTTGAGGATTTGTACCAACTTTTAATATTTTCATCATAATTGGAAATGATATTTGTTTGGCTTCTTCTGGTGTTTTATTTAATTTTTGAACAATCCATCTTTCTATTGCTTCTTTAAAATCTACAGCACTATTACCTTTTTTCCCTTTAAATTTTTGAGCTATTTTTTTAAATTCTGTAGGAACACTAACTTTGGTTCTAGTACCAAATTCTAAAAATGGTGCATAAAATTCATTGACTTGTGCACCACCTTCCATATTATTTTTTGAAATAAATGGCTTTACCTTATTAGTCAAATTAAAATTTTTCTTACCTAGATTCTGATTTGCAAGTCCAGAAAACACAAAACTAAATTCCTGTAATGCTTTAAATATATTATTATCTAATAACCTAGATTTATCACCTAACTTTTTTTTTAATTTTTCTAATTCTGGAGTTGTATTACCAATAGTTATCATGATGTCCTATTACCTTTCACTTGAAAAAAATATAAATCTAATTCTAATATAGTATTTATTCTATACTGATTATTGTCTCTTTCTGGAAATAAAACGTCACCAACTTGTATATTTCCAGTTGCTGTATTTTTTCTAATAATTAAATCAATACCTTTATTTAATTGTCTTTTATCATTATTAAAAGACATATCCCCATCAGTAAATTTTAATTTTGCCCATATCGTAGCTACAGTTGATTGTGATGATGTGAAACCACCGAAACCATCTGCAGATTTAGTTAATCTTTTAACAGCAACTCTATCTCTAAATTCACCAATGTTCATTTTATATATCGCTTATATATTTAAATGGGTCAAGAATTTTTTTAACTCCTGTAGGTATTTCTGATATATTACCTGCAACAAAGTCAGTTCTATTATCATAGTATGTTGTAGCTAATTGCATAATTGCTAATTTTAAGGCACTATCTGACATACCAGAAGTTGTATAAACTATCTTAATATCTTCATTTGGTAACCCTGTAAGTATTATATATTTATCATCCATACCATAAGAATCAAAACTTGCAGTTTTTAAAGTACCATCACTTTCTTGAGTTTGTACGCTTGTGATTGCATTTATAGGTGCATAAGGTAATAATATTTTATATCTATCCGCATACAAACCATCATAATTTCCACCTTTTTCTGGTACATGACTTCTAAAATAAGTTCTTGTTTTTGCTACAATATCTCTATTAATATAATCTTCACACGCACTTCTTGCTGACGTATTTAATATACCGATTAATGTATCATCACTAGACGTTTCTATTCTAGCATAACTTTTTATTTCAGAAGTTGAAACTAATTCACTTCCTGTTGTAGAATCAATTTGTACGCTTACCATTATTTTGTTTCCTTATCTGCTTTGTATTCTTTAGTTTCTTTTTTTC